TTTAGAAAAGAAGAAGCTTAATAAAAAAGGTGATTAAGATTATGAAAAAACTTTAAGAATAAAACTTAAGAAATATTAATTTTCAAACTTAAATTTGTGTTATCAACATGGCAAAGGAAAAAGAAGAAACAACATTAGCAGATTTTAATTGGGATAATCCTAATGATTTTTTTGGAAGTGAAGCAAATCCAACTACTAAAATTGAAACAACTACTAACATTAAAGAAGTAGATGAAGACAATGATGGTGAAGAAGCTGATAAACTTACTAATCAAGAAGAAGGAGAACAACCTGATAAAGAACAAGATAAGTTTTCTTTTGATGATGAGGATGAAGTAGAAGGTAAATCAACTACACCTTCATCTCAATGGTCAAGTACTTACAAGCTGCTTAAAGACAAAGGAATTATTTCTATTGATGTAGAAGAAGGAGAAGAAATTGATGAGGAGAAACTTGCAGAAATAATTGAGGAAGAAATCCAAACAGGACTTGATGAAACAATTCAAGAGTTTATGGATGAACTTGATGAAGATGCAAAAGCTTTTCTTAAATTCAAAAAAGAAGGTGGTGACACCAAACAATTTTTTCAGATTTATGCACAAATGAGTGAAGTGCCTGAACCAGGAAATGATGTTAAATCTCAAAAGAAATTCTTAGAATATTACTACAGAGTTGTAGAAGATATGGAGGATGAAGACATTGAAGATAAGATTTCATGGATGGAAGAAACAGGAAAACTTAGTAAATATGCAAATAAATATTATGAAGAGTTTGAGCAAAATCAAGAAAGTATTAAAGAAGACGCTGTTAAAAAGCAACAAGAAATGCGGATGCGTCAAGAAGAAAATAAAAAACAGTTAATCAAAGATTTAAAACATACAATAGATTCTGTTACTGAAATTAAAGATTGGTCAATTACTCAAAAAGATAAAAAAGAGTTACATGGCTATATGACTAAGACTGTTGAAAAAACAGCAAATGGTCAATATCTTACTAAATTTCAAAGTGACCTTCAGAAAGTTTTTGCTGATAAAGAAAAAATGATTTTGTTAGCAAAAATAATGCATAATGATTTTGATGTTAAAGACATTAAAGAAAAAGCAAAGACTGAAGTCATTAAACAAACAAAGCAGAAACTTGAGTCAAACAAACAAGGTTCAGTAAATAATAAAGGTTCACGAAATAAAGGTCTGGCTGACTTCTTTTAAAAAACACTTTTTTTCAATATGGCACAATTAAATAATAAACTAATTACAAAGCAAATGCCTTGGCATGCTAATATGACAGAGTTGAATCACTTAGGTGCAGCTCTTATGGCAAAGCCACATGTATTTGAATCTACAATGACTAAGCTGTTTACAGCTAATCGTTATTCAGATAACCCAATGACTTATCTCTTATCTTCAAGTGCAAAGGAAGAAGAGATTTCAAGTAACAACTGGGAATGGAGTTTGAGAACAGCTTCAAGTCGTCCTTTGGTGGTGATAGAAAATGTAGAACCTGCTGCTAATACTACTCCTGGTAAATTGAAACAAACTTTCAAGTTAAAGCTTGATGAAAACTGGTTTGTTCCAGGTGATATTATTCATCCAGGTACAAGTAATAAAAAGCTTCAAGTTCGTATTCAAGAAGAACCTTACAGACATGGTAAAGGTTGGGTTTATGTAGTACGTTTGATGTCAGATAATGGTTCTGATTTCTTACCTGTCACTTACTTGCAACCTGGTACACAATGGGCTAAACTCTTCTCTCAATATGAGGAAGCTGGTGAACAATCAGGTTCAACTCAATATTCATTACCTATTACTCTTACTAACAGACTTTCTCGTTTCCGTAAGAAGTATCAAATTACAGGTGATGCACATAATCAAGTTCTTGCAGTTAAAGTACCTGACTCACAAGGTAAAATGCATGATTCTTGGATGAAATATGCAGAAGTAGAATACTGGCAACAATGGTATAAGGAATTGGAAAGAGGTTACTGGTATTCTCGTAGTACTAACTCAGTTCCTGGTGCTAATGGAAGACCTATTTATTCAGGCCCTGGTATTCAAGAACAACTTGAAGATTCTCACATCCATAGATATACACACTTAACTGCAACTCTGATTGAAGAGTATTTGATGGACATTTTCTACTCTCGTGTTAAACCTGGTGGACAACGTAAAATCAAAGCATTTACTGGTGAATATGGTATGATTATTTTCCATCGTGCAATCCAAGATTGGATGGAGAAAAAAGGTTTCATTCAAGTTGTTGACCAACTCTTTATTGATAAGACATCCTCTGCTTATCATGAAAATGGACTTGCAGCAGGTTATCAGTATGTTAAATATCGTATGGCAAATGGTGCAGAGCTTGAGCTTATCCATAACCCACTTTATGACGATAGAGAAATTAACTTTGAGATTGACCCTGTAACAGGTTATCCAACTGAATCTATGCGTTTTACTTTCTTAGACTTTAGTGGTCAAGGTTATGAAAGTAATGTAAAACGTATTAAGAAAAAAGGTGGTATGTCTTTGATTTACACAGCAGGTTTGGTTACACCTTTTGGCCCTGTAAATAATAAACTTGCTTCTCACTCAGGTGACTACTATGAGATGCATGTTAAAGACCAATGTGGAATACATCTTGAAGATGTATCTCGTTGTGGTGAACTTATTCTTGCTCGCGGATAATTGTGATTTTAGTTTGAAAAGGAGGAATTAATCCTTCCTCCTTTTTTTATTTTTATACTTCAAATCTTTTTAAAATGAAAAATCCAAATATTGTAGAATTACGTCCTATTGCAAATGTAAAAAAATGGCATGGAAAAGAAGGTAAAGATTCATTTACTCAAGACCATGCAAGTCAAATTCTTTATGATTCAAGAACAGGTAAATATGCTACTGGCTTAACTGAACAAGAAGCAAAAGAATATGGTGCTAAATTAGGATTAGACCTAAGTGATATGTTTAATCCCTTAACACCTCATCCATTTTGGGGTACTAAAGCTGCTCAATTAAAGTTTCCTAATAAGACACTTATCTTTGACATTACTAAACCAATGGATTTTATTAAAGTTAAAGCTTATAAAGTTTCTCCATTTGTAGCTAACTCTGAAAAAGAATTACAAGATGGTATGTGGCCTGAAGCTACTCACATTCTATATGATGAAAGTGAACACGTAGAAATTGAAGCTCACAAAATGAATAAAAAGTTAGAAGCATATAAACTTGTTGACAAACTTACTAAAGAACAAAAAACTTCAATGATCCAAATTCTTTTAGATGTTTCAGTAAGAAATCAATCTAATGATTATATTGATGTTAAGTTAGGTGAGTTAATTGAAAGTGACCTTATTAATGATTTTATCAAACTTGCTAAATCAGATAAAAAAACACTTTTTGTTAAAGGTTTAGTTACTGAAGCTATCTATAAAAATATACTTACAAAAGAAGGTGCAGGTATTTATTATATGGGAGATATTCTTGGTCACTCAATTGATGAAGTAGTTGAATACTTTGCTAATCCTCAAAACCAAGAAATTAAAGCAAGAATTCTTGAAAAAATTAATTAGTCTAAAATAAGCAGTTGTTATGGATATCCGAGGAATGCAGTATGATGTAAAGACTAAACTGAATAAAGTTGATTCTCAACAATACAGGAATTTAAGAGTTCCTGAAATTGATTGGGCATTAAATGAAGCTCAAGAAGTTTTTATTAAACTCATTGCAGAACCAAGAAATAAAAATGGATTTGGATTTGAAGTGAATCAGAGGAGTATTGATGATATTCGTACTTTGGTAGTGAATGAACTTACTCCTCTTTCTGCTGCTGTTTTTAATACTACTTCTTATGAAGTACTCTTACCAAACAATTATATGTTTTTCATTTCAGGTTATGCTTGTATAACTAAAGGAAATTGTGAAAACATTCAATCAAGATTGTTTGTAAAGCAACATGATGACATGCATGAAGAATCTCCTTTTGATTCAAGCTCCTTTGAATGGAGAGAAATCAATTGTAGATTTTTTGAAAGTGGACTCAGAGTGTTTACTGATGGAACCTTTATTATTGAATCTATATGCGAATTTAATTACATTAGGAAACCTGCCTATATCCATAATGCTCAAGATTATGTAGGGGGAACTTACAATTTACCTGATGGTACTGTATTAACAGGAAGTCAAGATTGTGAATTACCTGAACATACTCATAGAGAAATTGTAGATTTAGCTGTACTTATTCTTACAGGACAAATGCAGATTCCTGATTTTCAAATCAAACAACAAAAGATTTCTCTTTTGAACAATTAAAAATTTATTAAAAAATGAGTGCAAATAATCCTGTATTTCAAGTCCTTATCCCAACAGGTGACCAAGCTGTTTTAGCAGCAGGCAGTAGAGTTACAGCTTTAGCTGTTGGACAAATAGGTGTGTTTTCTGCTGAAACAGGTCTTTCTTTAAATGCTGCTGGTGTAGCAAATGAAAGAGCTATTTTCTTAGCTGTAGGTGTTGATGAAGATGGTGATACTGTAATGGATAGCATTAGAGTTTCAGCAGGTCAAAACATTCAAAGAAAAGGTGTAACAGATTATACCCTAAGATGTTATAATCCTGAAAGAGCACACATTGTAGATATTACTGATTTTAGTGGTATTCAATGTGAAAGTTCTTACACTTTCAAAGTAGAGTTTAGAGGTAATACTCAAGCTTATCAAAATTATGGCTTTAACCAATTTGCTAAAACATTCTCTGTAAGAACAGGATGTTGTGGTGCAGGTTGTGATTGCCCTGATGGAGATTGCAATGAACTTGCTGAATTGTTTGTTAATGCAGTTAATGCTGATACTGATGGCATTGTTAAAGCTGACTATCTTGACTTCACTACTACTCCAGGTAGCCCTGTTGTTGTAGCTGCTGCTGGAGTTGATGCTTGGATTGTTGCTAACCCAGGCTTATGCTTAGGTGTAAGATTAACAAGTGTAGCTTCTAAATTGTATGCTTACTGTAATATTCCTTTGCGTTATTACAAAATGCGTCAATTTAAAATGACAGTATCTGTTTTAGAACCATTGAGTTGCAAAGCAGTTACAGCTACTTTCCAAGAACCTTCTTTTGGTGAAGGTCAAGGTACTGATATTGGATGGTTAGAATATGAAGCAGGTGGATGGAATGGAAAACCAGGCCCATACAGAGTAGGTGAACTTGTTGGTACAGCACTTGGAGAATTTGAAAGATTCTCTACTAATGGTGCTATTTACAATCAAGTAAATCTTCATTACATGAATGAGGTAGTAGCAGGTTGGGAACAAAACAAATCTAAACTTAACACTATTATTGCTATTCCATGTACTAATGGTGCTAATGTTACTCTTACTGCATTGCTCACAATCTTAGATGCCTTTACTGATAACTTTGATGCTTTGGTAGATGATGTAGCATTGTGTACTTGTAATACAGTTGCATTTACATCTGCTGCAAGTGTAACCACTGATGGTATTGGTTAATCAATAAAAATTATTATCCTATAAAAAGGGAGGGAATTAACTCTCTCCCTTTTTTTTATTTTCTAACTTGATTCAATTTAAGTGAAATGTCATATCAATTAACAAAAGAAATAAAGCAACAAATTGCTTGCTGCACTAAAGATTTAAGAGATGCAGTTACTTTAATAGAAACTTCATTAGACCCAACTAATGAAAATGAATTTGTACTAACAAGACCTAATGGTGAACCATTTGAAACTAATGTTGATGGTCAAGCTATTGTAGGTATGTCTGATGTACCTAAAGTAAATGATGAGTACTTAACAGGTGAAATGTACAATGGTCTTCCTGTATATGCTTCTCAAATTGAAGTTAACTTAAATGGTGCTTCTCCTGCAAATCCTTCACTGTTTGTATTTGATACTCTTATTAGTGCTGATTTAATATTTGTAACTTCAGCAGGTGCCCAATATCATTTAGGTAGTCCAAGTGCAGCATTAGTTGCAATATGTGATGCTTATGCTTTTATTACAAATGCAGGTGCATTAACTGTAGAATGGAGTACAGTACATGCAGCAGGTAATAAATTGAGAATGTTTTTACGTTATACTCGTGTTTAAATAAAACAAATCACTAAATGATACTATTATCTAAAACAGATGATTGTAAACACATAGCTATAAAGTCAGAGTTAATCTCTGACTTTATAGTAAATCCAAGTGACTATTCTAATCTTGAAATAAAAGCAACTTTAAACTGTTGTGATACTGAAGAAATAATTGCATCAATTGATTCTGAAGAAATTGCCAATGCTCAATGGACATTAGCTTTTCCTACAAATACAAGTGCAGTTATTAAAGAATTGATATTTGGAAATATCTATACTTTACAATCTTGGAATGTACTTTCAACTACTTATGATGTAGCTGATTATACTTGCAGTACAGGAGATATTACAAACTTATTTCCTATTATTCAAGCATGGTTTACTACTAACTTTGCAACTACTATTACTCAAAACTATTCTTTTGATGGTACTAATTGTATTTATTTAGTTGATGACTTACCATTAAACATGGTTCCTATTAAAATGATAGTGACTATTAATGGTGTTGATACTGAAATATATTTTCAAAACTATCCAGTTGAAGGAGTATTTTTTACTAATGATGCAATAGTTATTAGTCCTGAATTCTTTAATTTAACTGAATTTGTTGATGGAGTTTATTCATTTACTGTTACTTTTACAAAAGATAATCAATTGATTTCACAATCAAGTTGTTTCTTCTTTGATTGTAATACTAAATGTTTAGTTTCTGAAAGATTGGAAGAGTTAAAGAATTGTAATAAGTCAGCAACTAATCTTTTTTTACTTCACTACACTTTAACAGAGGGTTCTAATTGTGGATGTAATTGTGATAAATTATGTGAAATATTTAAAAAACTTTGTAGTGAGTTAGGAGGAAGTAATTCATGCTCTAATTGTGGATGTTAATATGAAATGGAATTGTAACATAGTTAAGTTAATGTATGAAAGAGTACTCCGAAGAAAATTTGGATTACTCTGCATTGATGATACTTCAAATAAAGAATTTGTAGATTCTTACATTAATAGGTTAGATTGTACAGATATAAACTTACAATGTGTTGATTCACAACCTTGTCCAAATTTACCTGTAACAACAGATTGTACACTTGATGTAAACATTACTTACACTATTGATGCTACAGGATTAATCTATACATTTACTGCAACACCTATAAATGGAACTGCTCCTTTTGTTTATGATTGGAGTTATATATTAATTCATTGGATTTTTATATCTCAAACAGGTAACACTATTCAATTAAAGCCTGCTATCTATGGTTCACTTATAAGTACAGGTGTAGGAATTACTCTTACAGATAGTGTTGGTTGTGAAATTAAAAAATCAATTCCTGTTGAATATGAAAAAGATTCATTAAAAATGGAAATTGGCTATGTTTGTGATATAGATAACAATGGAATTGTATGTGTAACAGCTACTGGTGGTGCACCTCCTTATACTGTAGTAGGTACACCTGGTGGAGTAATATTAACTGATGGTGGAAGTATATGTGTTGTATTACCTAATGGTTCTAACTATGGAGCATTTGTAACTGATTCAGTTGGTAATACTACTATTGCAACTTTAGGTTTAATAGCTTGTCCATTTGATTGTAACACAATTACACTTTTAGATAATGCTTCTGTAGTTTGTTTGACTAATGAATTTGGCAATACAGGTCAAGCTACTTTAACTGTAACTCCTTCAGGTGGAACTGCACCATATATAATTACAGGTACTATAAATGGAATTCCAGGATTTGTAAATGGTCAAGTAGTTAATAATGGAGATGTAATCATAGTTGAAATTACAGATGATAATGCTTGCAGTATAAGTAATGAATACACAATTGTTTGTCCTCCTTATATTCCTGAGCCTACAGAATTTACTTGTGATGATATTGCAGCAGGTTTAAATGTTGAGGTATTTACTTACAGCATTGTAGCAAGTCCATTAGGATTTCCTTTATTTGGACATCAAGTAGATTATAATATTTCATGGAGTGTAACTAACTTAGGAACATTTGGGTTAACATCTGCTAATATATCTAATGTACAATATGAAATTTCAAATACTTCTGCTAATGTTTATGGTCAATTTTCATTACCTTCTTTATTAGGTTGTAATCCTTGTATTGCAAATGTGCCTTATTTTTCTAACCCAGGATTTAGAGCTTATATTAATTCTGTTTGTGGAGATAACAAGTATTTAAACTTAACAATTAAGTTAACTTTCACAATTGTAAATGGTGAAGAAATATGTACAATATGTTTTGAAAAAGACATAGAAAGACTTTATATTTGTGGACAAGTACCTTCTACTCCTTCAGGAACAGGTATGGATAATATTGAATGTTAAATTAAACCAATAGAATTATGACTATAGACCCTATTCTTGCAAAGTTAGTAGCTTGGGCTTTAGGTTTCTTGTTTACTACATTAGTTGCTGTATTAGTATGGTTGGCTAAATCAGTTATGGGAAAAATAGACACCATAGTGAAAAATCAAGAAGCTGATGCAGTTGAAAGAACTGGAATGAAGAAAGACATTGATTCAATCAAAACAGATATGAATACTGTTAAAGCTGAAATCAAAGATATTTCTGACATTAAACAAAAGCTTGTAAAGATTGAAGTTAATGAAAGTTATATACTTGAAGATGTTACAATACTTAAACACTCTCAAGGTGATGTTCACAAAAAAATAACTGAACTAAATGAAAGGTTAATTAAAATTGAAAGATAATATGGAAAAGTTTTTAGAGTTAATTAAAAAATATCAAAGACCTGTAAGAACAGTTTTTTGGACATTACTAATTTCAATTACTTACTTAATGTGTTTATTTACAAGTAAACCTTGTAATGATGGATTTGTAACAGAATCTATTTTAATTATGATGTTTATGGATATGGGGATTTATACTATAAGTAGAACATTTGAAAAAACTAAAAAAATAGAAGACAATGCGTGATACTTTAGAAAAAATAAATAGAGCATTGCAATGTGCTTGTGAAAGAAATGATACAGTAATTGCAGCTTTAAGTGGTTTAGCCACTGAAGCTACTTTACAAGCTATTGAAACAGGTCAAGATGATTTAATTACTTTATTAGAAAAAGCTAATTGGACAAGTGTTTCAGGTAATTCAATTGAGTATGCTTATTATTCAGGAGTAGCCGCAGGTAATCCAAGTGGTAACACCTCAAATGTAGAAACTGCTACTTATAAAACAGGTGTAAGTACAATCTTCACTCAAACCTTTGCATATAATGCAGCAGATTTAGTAATCTCTATAACAACCACATAATGAAATGGCATATAGAATTAATCCTTTTACAACAAAACTTGATGATATAGGAAATGCAGGAACTGTATCTGATGCATTGTACTACAATAAAAATATATTTCAAAACATGACTGCTGTAATGGCAGGAGCTGGTACAACTGTATCTTTAGGTGGTAATGACCTTGTCTATTATGGCATCTTTATAAGAGAAAGAATAACTGTAATT